GTTTTGGCATACCCGAAACTATTTTAAAAGTAAATGAATACGGAGGTGATCAAAAGAATGTACCTACTGTAAATCAAATAGTAGATAAATTTGCCTATTCCTTACATACTAACCCTTTAAATTTAACTTCATCTATATCATCCAGTGTAATAAACATTCCATGGTTACCTTTTGTAACTAATTTTTCTGATGAATGGCAATCAGTAAATGTAAACTGGAATGTTATAGAAGGTGTTTGGAATGGACCTAAAGCTGCTAGTGCAACTCCTGATACTGTAGAATTTAGATTCAAAACAAATGGTATTCCATCCTCTTCTTATTATAGTCAATCATTATTCCAAATAAGACAAGATTCAGATACTAAATTTGGAGTACAATTATTATATCCTTCTGCATCTAATGCTTCCTATGGAAGCCCAGTATTAAATGATAGATATTCGGTATATGGTGAATTAAGGTTTTTCTTATCGGGTTCACAGGGATATGCTAAAACACAACCTATTTATGCTCCATTCTTTTCTGGTAGTTGGTGGTCTTTAAAATTAAATAGAGAAACGGGTAGTAGATTTATTTTTGATAGCGGTTCCAATCAGGATTATACTTTAACAGTAAAAAGTACTGATTATAATGGTAAAGATGGTACTTTTATAAAATATCAAGCATCACAAAGTTTACATATTAATGGAACAACATCTGCTTCTTATAATGGTTCTTGGCATGACTTTAGATATAGTTCAGGAAATTTAGTACTAGATGGACATTTAGGAGGTACTGGAAGTAATAATGTATTATCCCCTAATGGTGTAGTATTTGATGGTTCATTCCAGGAAGCAAGAATGTGGTCAACAGTATTAAGTGAATCCGTATTTAATCAACATGTATTGGATCCTAGATCTATAAGGTCAAATGAAGTTACCTCATCTATGTTTGATTTAATATTTAGATTACCACTAGGAAATGACTTACAAATATCAGGTTCTTTTGGAGATAATAAAGTAACCTCAGTACACCCATCCATAACAGGTTCGTTTGTACCTACGGCTTCTTTCTTCTTGGGCACTGGTTCTTCTACTGTTTCTTATGGAATAATAACGAATTTTACCGGTTCAAGTTATCAACCAACGGAATACTTTGCCCTAATAGAATCCCCTAATTTAGGCGCCTATAATCCCGTAGATGATAAAATTATAAATAAAAACCAAAATGAAGTTTCTGGTTCAACTTTATCTCCATATGTATCTATCCAAGATTATTCTTTTCCTCCTAATCAATATACTTTAGATGTTAATGATGTTGAAGTAGCCATTTCACCCCAGGATAGTATTAATAGAGATATTACAGAACAATTAGGGTATTTCAATATAGATGAATTCATAGGTGATCCAAAATTAGCTCTATCATCATCTTATGATGGTTTAGATCATGTAAAAAAATTCTATTTTGACAAATACTTTAGAAAACAAAATATTACTGATATAGTTCAATTACTATCCTATTTTGATAGTTCCTTATTTAAAATGTTAAGAGATTTTGTTCCTGCTAAAGCTGAATTTACAACAGGATTTTTAATAAAGTCTCATTTACTAGAAAGAAATAAAACTAAAAGATTTGACCCTACATTCACATTTATAGATTTTAGTGGTTCATTAACTGTACCTAGTATAACTGGTTCAAATCCAATGAATGAAAATCTGGATACAAGCTATACTGGAGAAATTTTAATCCCATCTAGCTCGGCTAATACTATTACTGCATCGGGAGTAACTTTTAATTTTACTGATAATAGAGAACCAATAACGGGAGAATTTAGTGGAAGTGAATTTACAGCATATACTCAACCTACTTCTAGTATGGTTACAGAAAAAAGTTTATTTAGAGTGGGACCTGATACTACTACTGCTGCATCATTTTCATTAATACCTTTTAACCCCAAATTAAATAATATAATTGAATCTAGAAAATCTAATCAATTTATGGATATAGATTATTCTACTAATATTATAACCCCAGTAAATATAGGATTCATTACAAGTAGATCTTTTGGTGAAATTACAGAGGCGGATAGTTCATTTTTAGATGCACCTATACAAGATAGTAATTATACTTTACAAAGATATTTGAGACCTAGATATCTAGGTTCTAAAACTATATCGCAAGAATATAATGTATATAATGAAGGAGATGAATCATATGGATCTTCTCCATCTATAGATTTGAATTCTTTAAAATTTGCTTATTTTTCAGAAATTGTAGAAACCGGGTCTGCATTTCCAGAAAGAGCTAATGTGTATTTAAAATATTTAATTGATGGTAGATCAAATGTGGTTGAATTAACTAGAGAAAATGAATTTATATTTGATGTTCAAAATATATTTAATCAGAAAAAACAATTAGATATAGCATTAGATAATAATATTGAATTTTCGGATCAAAAATATTTGGATGGAGTAAAACCTATATATGCAGGTGGTTTTAGCTATTTACCTATGTTACAAAACCCCACTGGAAGTAGTACTTTAGTATATAAATTTACTACTGGTTCAATAGAAAATGAAGATCAGGGTGATATTTTACCTTTACCTGATAGTTTAGAAGGCAATTACATACAAATAGGTAATTACGAATTAGGAAATATTCAGGTTATTAGTGGTAGTAATTTTGTGTCTATAGCAGGAACACCTTCTATTAATTTAACTAGAAACACACCTGTAAATAGAGATTCCATTTGGTGGGATAATGATTTGTTAATTAATATAGAAGGAGAATTAGAGCTTAAATTAACAGTTCCTAAAAATCCTTCCGCTTCATTTGATGATTTAAGATGGAATCCCTTTAATGGTACCTCACCATTACAATCCTCTTCAATTGACTTGGGAGAATCAGCTATTATAAAAGCTGTATATTACGTAAGCAATTCTGCTGAAATACCTAAAAATACGGATTCTACTAATGCATTATTAGAATATTCTGATTCATCATTAGGGGGTATATTTCAAACTTCTGATAGTAACCCATTAATAGGTAGTGCATCCTTAGAAATAGGATTACAATCAGCTCAGTATTCTGTACCTAAACAAACTTATTATTATCCGTCGGATCCTATAGTTAGTATAACAGGTAGTATTACTGATGGAGGAGATACAGATAATGGGGGAGCATTTTTCTTAAGAAATAATACTGGATCATTCAATATTTTAACAGCTTCCGTGTCTATGTCAACCTATTTTGGTAATTTCCAACAAACATCCTCTATATATGTTTCTCAATCTGATTCATTTGGTGTAGTAGATGAAGAATTTTTTATTGAAGAAGGGGATATTTTTAGATTTGTAGACAAAAAAGCTGGTTCTGCGGGTACAGGTAGTGGAGTATTTCCAAGGGAATTTGAAAGACAAGTAAAAAGAGTAAATACTGTACTTAGAGATGAAGTAACTAATACTAGAAGAATAACTATTGAATTTGATAAGGATATACCGGCCCGTGCTTGTGAAGATTTTACAACTGCAGCTAATAGCAATAATGCAAGACAAATAAAAAGATTTATAATTCTTAAAAAAGTAGAAGATGAAACTAATATAGTTTTAGATTTTCCTAAACAACAAGGTAAAACATCTTCGGGAATCATATTATCAACTGATGTACCTAAAGTTTTAAAGGACCAGGCGGGTAATATAGTTAAAGAATTAAAATCACAAAATTTAATTTCATAAAAAAAGAAAAACACTATATTTATATATAACAAGAATAAACCATGGGATACTTAAATAATATTACAGTTACTGTAGATGCCATCCTAACAAAAAAAGGACGCGAATTACTAGCACGAAATGATGGCTCTTTTCAAATTACACAATTTTCTTTAGCTGATGATGAAATAGATTATACATTATATAATCCTAATCATCCATCTGGATCCGCTTTTTATGGAGAAGCTATAGAAAACATGCCCGTTATAGAGGCATTTCCAGATGAAACACAAATAATGAAGTATAAATTACTTACTTTACCTAGAGGTACTGCTAAGTTACCTGTTTTAGAGTTAGGATTTACTACTATTACTTTAAAACAAGGAGCTTCTATATCTTTACAACCACAAACCTTAAATTATCTAGGAACCGATTCAACTTTTGAAGCTAGTGGATATACTGCTACTATAGGTGATTCAAGAACTATGCAAACTTTTGAAGGTGTAGGTGTTAATACCGCTGATGCTGCAGAATTAAATACTACTAGTACTATAGGAACTAACGTTTCTAGAACTGTTATAGGTACTACTATAAATTTAACAGCTACTACTGTTAATACACTATTTGGGACTTCAACTACCCTTAATACAATTTTGACAGTTACAGGTAGAGATTCAGGAGCACGTTTAACAGTACCTGTTAATATAACTAAAGTAACTACATAAAATAATATAATATGAGCTTTGTAAGTTTAAACGCCAGTGATTTTGTAGTTAGTGCCGATTCTATAACTTCTACTTTATGGTCAGGAGGAGTACCTACATTAAATAATTTTTTTACATCTTCAGCGACATCCTCATTTAATTTCTTTTTAGATGTTTTTCAAACTAGTTCTGTAAGATCGGATGCTGAAGTACAATTTTCTATTGCCTATGGAGAAGTAGAAGGTTCTGGTTCTGCTCCATTTAATAATTTAGTAACAGGAAGTTCTCCCTCTAAAGTATCTTATGGTCAATATAGAACTTTAGTTAACGGAGATGAAAATACTAATTTTAGTTTTGGAACAGGAAATACAGATTCTAGAGATATTTATGTTTTAAATATTAATAGAGCAAGATATAAAGAAAAAATATTCCCAGGAACATTTAATTTAGTATTATCGGGTTCAGATGGTACTAATCCAGCAAGAATACAATTAACTGATAATTCTAAAGATGTTACAGCTTTAACATTTACTGATGCAGGTAGAGTGTTTGATATTGTAAGTGGAACTAATGGTAGTGCCGTAACTACAGCTGTAACGGGAGGTATTACTGCAGGACTTACACCATCAGGTTCGTATGGTAAATTTTTACCTGATGTAGGATTAATAATATTAAATCCAAGAGCATTAGCATTATCTCAATCACTAGGAGGAGTAGGATTAACAATTAATGATGATTTAACTGATACTGCTATGGTAGCTAATAATAGTAATTTATATGAAAGTATAAAATTAGCCCAAACATTTTCACTTAATTCAGAAGAAACTATTACTTCAGATTTTGTATTTGTTAGAGTAAGAAATACAGATTTTAATTATTCAACTAACCCTTCTATGATTAGTGGTAGTGGAGAATTTGTACACTCAAGTTTAATTAATAACCCTCAAACATTTATTACTACAGTAGGATTATATAATGACGCTAATGAGTTATTATCAGTAGCTAAATTATCCAAACCACTCGTTAAAGATTTTACTAAGGAAGCTCTTGTAAGAGTAAAATTAGATTTTTAATGAATGAGCTTTGCATACAAAAAATTAAAACCGTCTGACTTTTCGTCAACACCGTATGTAGCTAATAAGTTATATGATATTCCATCCTCATCTTACGATGATTTAGGTGTTAAAATTTATGTAGGTGAATATGTACCTATACAAAATCTAGATTTTGACCCAGTAAATGATAATAAGGATATTGATGGTAATTATAGAAGATTAATTTTTGATTCTGTAGTACATTTATACTATTCAAATTATGTAACAGAATCTTCAGCCCAAATACCTTATCCTACTAATACTAACCAATTTTGGCATTCATCTTCTTATGATAATTACTCTCAAACTACTTTAGCATCTGGTTCTTTTGATGCTACAATAAGAAAATTACCATATTTTACTTCTTCATTTAGTGAATATGATGCATCAGGTTCTTCTATTTATGATTTAACTACTTATTTTGCTGAAAACAATGCTAAAATAAGAGTAGTAACTATACCACAAAATATATTTGGTAATGGAGTACAACCACATACATTTGAACTATCAGGTTCGGGTTACATTATAAGAGATGATGGGTTAGGTAATTTATTTGATTATAGTGATTTTGAGGATGATTATTCATCTGCTAAATATTCTGATCCTGAAGCAACATATTATAATTCAGGTTCTAAAGTATATGTAGGAAATATATTTTATTCACACGGTGTAGCAGTTATATCTAATGAAGATTATTTATGCTTTGCAGCTACTAACCCAGTAGCAAGAAATGATTATGTTACTTTTACTAATACACAAAGAACAAAAACTATAAGATTATTAGATAGTGATTTTGATGATTGCTCAGAAATAGATACTGGTTCTATTACTTTACATACTGACCCTAATAGTAGTTTTCCCGATACAAGTATTAGTGCTCAAGGAGATTTACTTATTACTCCTAATTTATCGGGTTCGCAACCTGGAAATTATAAAATAAATTATACTGTAAATAATACTGTAGGATTACCTAGTAATACAGCCTCTATAAATTTAACTTTAGACACTTTACCTTTATCTTCTAGTATAGTAAATTTAACTCAATCTTGTTTCAGTAGTACCACCTCAGCTTCAGTTACATTTTCATTTGATAGAGGAGTTCCTCCTTATAGTTACTCTTTAAATGTAGATGGATTTTCGGATTATACTCCTTTAACTACATCATCAAATGATTTATATCAACCAGTAGTTTCCGCTTCTATAATACCTACTAGATCATTAATTTTAAGTGTAAAAGATGCAGAAAATACTCTTTATACACAATCTATAGATACATCTTTACCTTCTATAGATAGAAATGTTTATGCTAGTGCAGTATCAAGTAATGATACTAATGATGGTAAAATTATAGTAAGTGCAAGCGGTGCTACAGGAGTAATATCTGCTTCATTATCTGCATCATTTTCTAACTCTATAGAAACTCCACTTACTTTTTCAGCATTAACTGAAGCTACTTATTCTGTATTCTTTAAGGATAGTAATGGATGTACGGATACTTCATCTGTTGTAGTAGGTAAAATACAACCTGTAACTGCAAGTTATGTTATAACCAATGCTTCCGCTTTTAGTGCTTCAGATGGTAGTTTTGTACAAAACAGAGATATACCAATAGAGGGAGGAAGATTACCATTAACATGGAGTTGGTCAGGTACAACTGGGTATACTACTAATTCTATAGATGCTTTAAATGCCCCTTCAGGTACATATACCTTAAATATTTTTGATGCTAATAATGCAACTTATAGTTTTGATTTTGATCTATTATCACCTACTATAATGCGATATACAGCATCTGTTGATTATAGTAGTTCTTTAAGTAGCTCAATTAAAATAACTAATTTAGGTGGAGGACTAACTCCTTATAATATAACAGCTTCAACATTAGAATCTAATTATTTTTTAACTGCCTCATCTGGAGATACAACAATAGAATTAAATGCTGCCCAACTAACATCAGGATCCGCTAGTATTTTTATTCAAGATGCTACTAGTGCTAGTTTATTTTCAGCTTCTATACAAAATATAAATTTAAGTGGTTCTCTTTCTAGTTCTGCAGTAATAGGAACTTCGGCTAGTTTAGAATATTATGGTAGAAGATGGGAAATAAGTCAATCATTTTGTGAAAATACCACAGGAAGTGCCTCCCCAGCTAAAAGAAATTTAAATTTTTATTCTTACACTGGATCCGCCTTTGTAAAAGTGTTAGTTAGATCAGGTAGTGAATCACCTGTAGAGTTTGTTACATCAGGTAGTGCAACAGGTAGTTTTGCATGGACTAATAATGATACCATTTATATAGATGTACAAACGGGTTCATCTCATGCCTTTTCTGTTAGAAGAGAATACAGTGGTTCTGGAGATGTAAGTGGAACCATAGCTAATGTAACTGGAAGTGAAATAACTAATTCAGCTATAGTAACGGGTAGTTTAAGATTAGATGATTTTGCAGATAATAGAGATGTATCTTTACCCTTTGGTTTAAATTATGCTACTCCTACAATGCATATAACAGCATCTAAAGTTAATTTTGAAGATAGTATAACTAATATTAATTTTAAATTTGATAAACATATCCAATTAGCTAAAGTTAGAGATAATTTTACAGGTAGTGCAAATGTATTAGCGCTTACAGGTAGTGATAGTAGTGGTTCTAATTTCATAGCTAGAAATGATGAATTTATTAATGAATTATATGGTAATACAGGTAGTTACTTTGGTCCAAATAGAGATTTATTTAGAGATACTTATCCATTTGGTAATATAATGAATACTAATTTCGGTACTAATATATCATATACTAGTGGAAAAATATTTAGTGGTTCTGTGTCCGCTAGTGCTTTAGGTATAGGTGATTCAAATGATGTATACTATTCTACTGTGAGAGCTGATAAAGTATTTTTATCTGCTATGGATGTGGATAGTGTTGATTTCTTTGAGGCATCATCATTTACTAGTGCTAGTTTCTTTAATAGTGATCCACTATCACCTAGAACCAATTTAAGTCCTGTTACATACAAAAATCACACTATATATGCTGGATCCCAAGCTATGGAAAATGATTTAATGTATATTATGATTACTAGAGAAGATGAAGATGTAAATATGAATTTACCTTCAGGACTAGGTGGAGGAGAAATATTTACTAGAAGAATACAATTAACTAAAGATATTAATAGAATATATTATTTATTTGTTTCACCTGAAATTGGTCCTTCATTTATTAATAATCATACCAGTTCATTTGCTGTAACTGTACAAGCATATAGTGAAGGAAATAGATATAATATAGATGGTGAAAAACAAGCTACAATTACTTTAAGAAGAGGAGTAAGCGCTTCATTAGTACAATCAGATGGAAGTAATGGTGGTCACCCTATTAGATTATCTACTACTGAAAATGGTACACATAATGGTGGAGTAGCATATACGGGTTCTAATAATGGTGTTAGTTATAATGGTACAGCTGGTACTGATGGTGAGTTAAGTATTAGTTTACCTGCTGATGCTCCTAGTACATTATATTATTATTGTACTAATCACGCTAATATGGGAGGTAAGGTAAATGTATTTAATTCTAGTTCTGTTATACAAGAAGATATAGATAATAGAGCCATAGCAATAGGAAAATATTTTATAGATAATGTAATTAATAATTATGCCTAAGACTGGATATAAAATAATACAAAATATAAATCAAATATTTGATAATGGTCCTGCATTTGGTGATGTTGTAGATACTACCTATACTGTAAATTTATCTACTTCATCATTTTCGTCATCAGTTGATGAGAAAACTTTTTATAACAGATCATTTAGTCCTATTGATTGTAAAGAAGGATTTAATACTCCTCCTGCTCCTATATTAACCAGTTTAGTTACGGGTTCACAAAGAGGATTTTTTAATCTTAGTTTTGTTTCTGAATCTTTTGAAAAAGGATATTTAAATATAACTGCTTCAGTATCACAAAAAGAAACATTTACTAATGCGGAAATATTTTCTTCTTCCGTAGCTAGTCCTTTACCTATAAGTTCTTCTTTTGTTAGTGGAACAGTATTTTTTAAAGCTATATTATCGGGGAGTGGAACTAGTCCTGATCCATCTAATGATTCTGCACCATTAAATTTCATATATGATGAAATAATTAGACCAGAAACTAAGGGTAATGTTAGTATAAGATTTGTCAATAACTTATCTTCGGATATGGAAGTTGAAATTAAAAGTCTTAGAGGTAATAGTCTTAATTTTATTAGTGCCTCAGAAGTATTTACTTATGACTATAGTGATTGCCCAGTAACAGGTGCTTGGTGTTCTAAAGGTATATCACCTGATTTAAATATTACAATAAAAGGTGGAGCTAATGGTTCAAGAGGTACATTTATACAAAGAAGTACTGAGGGTTCTAATAATTCTACTCATACATCTGGTTCAGGGTTTGCCAGCCCATTAATAGATTTAGATACTAGTAATACATTTACCCCTGATGAAGGAATTAACTTTACAATAAGACAATTAGAATACCCAATAGATGATACTACTACTACTTTTTCATTATTAGAAGTATTGCCCACAGATTCGGGCTCAGCTAGTGTTACAGATCATACTTTAACACCAATCATAAGATTTGGTTCAGCACCTTTAATATCACAAGATGCTGCATGTACAGATAGTAAAATCAACTTTAAAGAAAAAACTTATTTTCAATTAGGAGGGCGTTTGTATAATAGTAGAGCAGATGCTGAAACTAAAACTAAACCTAGTTTACCTTTTAAAACTAATTTTATATTGACAGATGTTAGTACTTTTTTACAAGTAGATAGTGAAGGATTTATACAAGCTGAAAAAACGTGTGCTTTACCTTCTTTTCGAATTTTTACTCAAGATGGATCCTTTACTACCCAAGAAAAAGCCTGTAAACGATTAAAAACCATTGCTGGAAGTGAAACTTTTACTAGTAAAGATAATAAATTAACTGGAGATGGTAGATTATTATCTGGTAGATTTCCCTTAAATAATGAAACTAGAGGAGGAAGAAATATAATTTTAAGTGCTGGTAATATAGTAGGATTTGAGACTTGTGGGGGTGAATTAGAAATCCTAGAACTAAGCATTTATGGATATCCTTCTTCATCATATCCATTTAACACTCCGGAATTAATAAATCCCGAAAAATTAGCTGTAGCATGTGGAGATGATACCTTTACTACGTATTATCAGGGTGATGAAGGTATTTATTTTAGTAATACTGGTAGTTTAGCTTATAACCTAGTAGGGGATGGAGGATATTATTATAAAAACATATCAGATGAATTTTTATTATTATCAGAAGGTTTAATATTATCATCATCTAGTCCTTGTTAATAATTTATTATGGCAATTACACCACAACAAAATAAAATAAAATTTAGAAACGAATATAGAGTATTTGAAAATGAAATTATTTGTAAAATTGCAGATAATGAATTTAATATATCTCAAAACCCATCTTTAACTACTGATAGCTCAGGTTCATTAAGACCATTTGCAACTGGTTCTAAATTTAGATCATATGTTACAACTATAGGTTTATATAATGAAGCTAATGAATTATTAATGGTAGGTAAATTAGGTCAACCCATACCAATGTCTAATAATACTGATACTACTTTTATAATAAGATATGATCAGTAATGAGCCATTTAAAAGAAAATAATACTACATATTGGAAACACTGGTTATTTGCTATGAAATTATCCCTAGCTTTATTTATACATGCTTGGGTTCCTAATATTTTAAAAAATTACGCATCAGATAAAATTTGTAATAAAAAATAATGTGGTTATATAAAGATAAGGTTATAAATTGTATTGATTTAATGCCAAGAGATACATTTGGTTTTATATACCAAGTGACATATCTTCCTACTAATGAAAAATATTTAGGAAAAAAATTTATATATTTTAGTAAAAAACTTCCTCCTTTAAAAGGATTCAAACGTAAAAGAAAAGTATCCGTTGAAAGTGATTGGAAAAAATATTATGGTAGTCATGATAAAATCAAAACTTTACTAAAAGAAAATAAACATGACGATTTTAAAAGAGAAATTTTAGAATTTGCATTTAATAAAAAACATTTAACTTATTTAGAAACTAAATATTTGTTTACTAATAACGTGTTGGAAAATAACGAATATATTAATGATAACATATTAGGTAAATTTTTTAGAAAAGATTTGGTACAGCCAATAAATTAGTGTATATTGTAATAAATTCGAGTTATCCTGCATGGTTAATCAAATATTATTAGGATTAATAGAATCCGTTTTAGGTAAAAGTAATCCGACAGCACGAGGTAATCATGCCTTTAGTTGTCCTTTTTGTCATCATAAAAATCCCAAATTAGAAATAAATTTAGTTCCAAATAAAAAGAATGAAAATTTATGGCATTGTTGGGTTTGTGATGCTAAAGGTAAAACATTATTTAGTTTATTTAAAAGGATAAAAGTAGCATCTGATAAATTTATACAACTAAAAGATATATTAGGTGTAACTGAAAAACATGATGTAGTAGTAGCAAATACTAAAGTTGAATTACCATTAGAATATAAACCATTATATAATCTTAATAAATCAGATATACATGCTAGACATGCTTTAGTTTATCTTAAAAAAAGAGGTTTAACTATGTTAGATATTTTAAAATATCAAATAGGATATTGTGAAAAAGGTAGGTATGCCAATAAAATAATAATACCTACTTATAATGCTGATGGAGTTTTAGATTATTTTGTAGCCCGTTCATTTGAAAAAGAACCATCTAGAAAATATGATGCACCATCCTCGGATAAAAATATAATTGGATTTGAAAATATGATTAATTGGAATGTACCTATAGTATTATGTGAGGGTGCATTTGATGCTATATCAATAAAAAGAAATGCAATACCATTATTTGGTAAAAACATATCTAAAAAATTAATGCAAAAATTAGTAACATCAGAAGTAAAAAAAGTTTATTTAGCATTAGATAAGGACGCTATTAAATCAACATTCAAAATAGCTGAACAACTTTTAAAAGCGGGTAAAAAATTATTTGTAGTGGATTTGGATGATAAAGATCCTTCCGATATGGGGTTTGCTTTATTTACTAATAAAATACAAAAATCTCAAGAATTTACATTTTCTTCACTACTTAACTTGAAACTATCTATATGATTTTACGTAAGGCTAATTTTCCTAAACAGGAACATAACCGTGAATTTAAACAAATAACTACTAATGATTCTCGTTTTTATGAGGATGGGAAATTAACATATCCTTCAGTTACTTTTGTTTTATCCTATTTTCCTAAAGGAAAACATTTTGAAGAATGGCTTAAAAAAGTGGGATATGCAGCCGATTTTATAGTTAAAAAAGCAGCTGATGAGGGTACTTTAGTACATAATTTAATAGAACAATATCTATTAGGTAAGAAAGTAGATTTAATGGAAAATGATAATCCTAAGTATGATATTAAAGTATGGAAAATGTTTTTACGTTTTGTAGAATTTTGGGAAACTACAAAAGCTGAATTAGTAGAAACGGAAGTATTCCTTTATTCTGATAGTCTTAACATAGCAGGAACATGCGATTTAGTATGCAAAATCAACGATAAACTATGGGTAATTGACGTAAAAACATCAAACCAACTACAAACTACGTATGATGTTCAAGCTGCCGTTTATTCGCGCTGTTTTGAAGAGTGTTATGATCAAAAAGTTGATAATGTTGGTATACTTTGGTTAAAATCACCTAAAAGAGGCCCTAAAAAAGGTAGTCTTCAAGGTAAAGGTTGGGAAGTTTACGAATCAAAACGTACTCAAGATGAAAATATAGAAATATATAAACATGTTAGAGCATTATTTGATTTAGATAATCCTAATTTAAAACCCATTTCAGAGAAATGGCCTACTTCTGTGCAAAGACAGTAGGAATCCTCAATCTTCTTTCGTATATTTATATACAAAGTATACTAGATGATTAGATTGCGTGATATCATATTAGAACAATCCACTAACCCTAAGGCACTTATATTAGCTGGAGCTCCCGGAGCAGGAAAATCTTCATTTATAGAAGATGTAGATAATGCTCTAATTTTAAATGTAGATGATTATTTTATAAGAAATTTAAAAAATGCAGGAGTATCTTTAGATTTAAAAAATGCGGATGCTGAAGCAAGAAGTAAAGCTGCTAAAGCAATGGCTGCTGCTAATAAAGAATTTAGACCTATTACTAAAGATATTATATTAGGTAAGAAAAATTTTATATTAGATGGTACTGCTGCTAGTTCAAGACCTACTTTAGCTTTAAAAAAAGAATTAGAGGATTTAGGTTATGATATTTTAATGGTTTATGTGTTTTCTTCATTAGAAAAAGCTTTAGATAGAAATGAAACTCGTTTTCAAAGATCACAAGGTGAAGATAGAAGTTTATCTCCTGCTATTGTACTACGTACTTGGAATAGTATAACTCAAAATTATGATTTATATAAAAATGAGTTTGGAAACAATTTTGTTTCAGTTGTTAATGATAAAGCATTAAAAAAAGGAAAACCATTAAAGGATTTAAAAACATTAGTAGATAAGTATGTTGATCCCTACAAACCAACTGATACTAAACCAAAAACGGATAAGGAAATAGAGCGATCTAAAAAAAGTAAAGAAGAATTAAATAAACAAATTAATGACTTTATTAATTCTGATAAAGTAGAGGATATAAAATCCAATTCTGTATCTAAGGATGAAGCTAAATCAAGGGTAAAACAGTTCTTTTCATGAATCCAATAAAGATAGCAAAACAAATAGTTAAAAAACTATTATTAGAACAACTTACTGAAAAGGTATCCCTTTATCCTGGTGCCTTTAAACCACCTCATAGAGGTCATGTTGCTACTATTTTAAGATCTATAGATGATAAAACTGACAGAGTTATTATTTTTATATCTACTAAAGAAAGAGAAGATGTTGATGTTGAAGAAGCAATTAAAGTTTGGGATTTATATAAATCTAACCTTCCAGAATTAGAAAAAGTAGAAATAGTACCTACTCCTACACCTGTTACTGCAGTATATGATTATGCTAAAGATAACCCTTCACATGATATTAGAGCTGTATTTGGTAAAGGAGAAGAATCTAGATTTAAATCATTATTAAATAAAGAAAAATACCCCCATGTAGAAGTATTTGATGCAGGTGTAGAAGGTGATTTTTCAGCTACTGATTTACGTCAAGCTATAAGAGATAATAATTTAGAAAAAGTAAAAACTTTTTTACCTGATGGTATAAATGTAGAAGATTTTTTATTTATTTTTAGAAATTCTGATGAAGGTTTATACCCTAGATATGATTATAGAAAAGTAAGACAAGTAAGATATAAAGCATCTGATGTTAGAACTAATGATCCCGATGCTTTGGAAGAAGCCGATCCTAAAAAGGGTACAGGTAAAAAACCTAAAGGTAGTAGTAGAAGATTATACACAGATGAAGATCCTAGTGATACTGTAGGAGTTAAATTTAGTAGTAGACAAGATATAGTTAATACTTTTAATAAAAAATCTTTTAAAGCTAAATCTCATCAACGTCAATCTCAAATTATAAATTTAGTTCATCAAAGAGTAAGAGCGGCTTACAGTAGAGCTAAAGATCCATTAGTTAAAGCTAGGTTAAAAAAAGCATTAGCATATGCTGAACAAAGAAAAGAAGCATCTAAAAGAAAAACCCAAAGATTAAAAAAACAAAAAACTAATGAAGTTATAATTGATGGTATTTTAAAAGAAAAATTATGTAAAAGAGGTTATAATTATATTGCCTCGAGAAAAAGAAAAGGAGAAAAACATAATCCATTTTTAACTGCTAGAGCCGTAAAAGTTTGTAAAGGACAAATGAGTGGTACAGATGGTAAGCAAAAAAAAGATTTTAGACCTAAAAAGGGTAAAAAAAGATCTGCTCAAGGTGCAAAACCTGATATAGTTAAGGAAATAGGAGTAAAATTATCTAACTATGATGGTCAGGTACTTCCAGGTGATGTATTAAGGGCACCTAAGGGTTTTCCATTAGGAGGGAAAAAATTAGAAAAATCTTTACAATTAAAAGTATTAAAAAATAGTAGGGAGGGAGTAAATAGATATAAATTATCTTTAGAAGATCCTAAAACAGGTAAAAAATATACTGTTCGCAATTTTCAAATGGATGGAGAATATAAGGGAGAAAAATTACCTAAATGGGGTATGGTAAGAAGATCAAAAGAAAATATTAAGGAAATAGGAGATTCAACTGCAACACCATATCCTTATAAAAAAGTTTTTTCTAGTAGATTTGAAACTACATATGATTTTACAACTGATAAAGATACAGAATATAGATTAATTATAGATACTAAAGTGGCAAACTTACCTGAGATAGTTCTTACTGTTTATAAGGAAGCAGAGGATGAAGAGGGAGTAAAAGCTGGTGGTTTTACTTCAAAAGCTGTAACTAATAAAGGGGAATTATTTAGAGTTATGTCTACTACTTTTGATATTATTGATGAATGGTTAAATGAAAATCCAGATATTACTAGATTTACATATGATCCTATTTCTAAAGTCAACTTACCTCCTGATGAAGAAAGTAAAAGAGGAAAACTATACCAAAAATATATAAAACAAAGATTTCCTAATTCTAAAATAATAAAAGATGTAGGTGGAGGTGTAGTCGTTAATTTAAAAGAGGGAGATACTTATGAAAAAATGGCTGCTAAAGGAAAAAAAGCAGGAAATTTAAAACAAGGTACTGTTAGAAAAAGATTAGGTATTCCTAAAGATAAAAAAGTCCCTTTATCTTTAATAAACAAAGAATTATCTCGTTTAAAAAAGATGGATAAAGATCCTGATAAAAAGGGAGCACAATTAGGTGATAAAAACCAAAAATATTATAAAGCATTACAATTAGCTAAGACATTGAAAACAACTACTAACCAAAATGAAGATAAATATCTACAAGAAGCTAGATATAAAAAATTCTTAAATGAAGCCTATGATGATTCTAAAGCTAGAATTATAGATAGATTTATGGATTATGCTACAGATTATTTATCTATAGATAGACCTAAAATTAAACTTATTAACCAAGATGGTTATACACAACAACATAGAAGCTTTGGAGCATACAGCCCATCAGATAAAAAAGTAATGGTTGTAGTTTATAATCGTAATATGGCAGATATTTTACGTACATTAGCCCATGAATTAGTTCATCATATGCAAAATTTAGATAATAGATTAAACCCTAAATCAGGTGAGGATGGATCCCCAGAAGAAAATGAAGCAAACTCATTAGCGGCTGTAATAATGAGAAAATTTGGAAGAGAAAACCCAGACATTTATGAGTAAATATAGTTTAAGAGAACTAATGTTCGAGGATATAGCTAAGGCATATGATATCTTTGTTGATATGGATGGTGTATTAACCAATTTTGAAGGTAGATTTGAACAATTTGCTGGAGTTACACCTGATGAATATATTTCTCAAAAAACTATTCAAGTTGGGAAAGATAAAGCATATGAACAATTTTGGGACTTAGTAGATGAACAAATAGGAGTTAGATTTTGGGCAGGAATGCCTTGGATGCCTGAAGGTGAAGAATTATACAGTTATTTAAAAAAATATAAACCCACTATTTTAACATCCCCTTCTAGAAATGAATCATCTAAAATAGGAAAAGGTGTATGGGTTAAAAGAAATATGTCTGGTGTACCTTTAAAATTTGGATATCAAGCACAAGGTAAAGCCAAATTTGCAGGTCCTAATAAAATATTAATAGATGATAGATCTGATAATATAGCAGCTTGGAAAGCAGCGGGTGGAATTGGTATATTATTTAAATCAACAGAACAAGTTAAAAACGAGTTATCTAAATTAGGGTTATGAGTAAATCACAATTAAATAAAGAATTCTCTAAACGTGATGTTCAGAGAATGAGAAATATACTTACTGGAAATACCGCAGATAAAACTAGAACACAGGCTGGGTATGAAAAAGAAAAAACAACATACAGTGAAGGTGATATATGGGAGGAAAATGGTAAAAAATGGACTATACGTGATGGTCTTAAACAAACCATCACTAAACATGATAAGTTAAGAGAAATGTTTAAATTTCCATTAAAATGTACTTGTGGTAAACCTATGAGGCCTACTGAATTAAATAAAAAGATGTGGACTATCCATGGTAAATGTTTTAATTGTGTTATTGAACATGAAACACATTTAAGGAAAATAGGAAAATATGAAGAATATGAAAAAAAATTAATGAATGATAATAAAAATACATTTGTTGATGATTATGAACAAGCCGTAGATGCATTTATAAATGACCAAGGAGAATCATTTATGTCCGAAGCTGGCGATATGGAAAATTGGTCAAAAGCTAAAGTAAATCCCGAAATAATTAAATCTTTAAAAGAAAATATAAAACAATTAAGGGAATTAGAGTTATAATGAAAGTTGATATTGAAAATTTTATTGGTGTTTTTGAAAATGCCATAGAAGATAAATGGTGTGACCAAGTTATTAAGTGGTATAATTTTATAGAGGATGAAAATCCTAACGTAAAAAAATTATATAATCATTTTATGGATATTTTAAATACTCAACTATTTCCCTTATACAACAAAAAATATCCTATAATAAGTCCTGAAAATATTTTTCCAAAAGAAGTTAAAGTTCAAAAAACTTCCTTTGAGGAAGGTTTTCATGTATGGCATTATGAAAATGCTAATATTGAAACTAGTAAAAGAGTTTTAGTATATATGGTTTATCTAAATGATATAGTAGAAGGTGGAGAAACCGAATTTTTACACCAAAGAAAAAGGATTAAACCTAAAAAAGGAACTGTATTATTATTTCCACCATATTTTACACACACACATAGAGGAAATCCTCCATTAAGTAATGAAAAATATGCAATTACAGGATGGATGTGTTTAAAAACCTAGTATTGACTAGCAATATCCCTATATATTTATTACAGAATAATTCTAGAACTATGAAAAAATCAGAAATTAAAAATATCTTAAAAGAAAATATCGCTGAATGGTTAAAAGAACGTAACCTACCAGAAGCTGATAGTGGAGATATGGCCTATACTAAAATGGCCCCTAAACCAAAAATGGAAGATCAAATTGGTGAAATGTACTATGTTACTAAACCAACTAAAAAATCAACTATGGAAGAATTAGTTGGTAAAGGAGATGTATTTGAATTTTCTACTCTTGGTTTAACTCGTGAACAAGTTCACGGTATCTATAAATCAGAAAATAAAGCTAAATCGGCTGCTAATAAAGTAATTAAGGAAAGAGATCTTAAACTTAAAGAAACTTATAAAAAAGGACAGGCTAAACTTAAAACAATGGAAGCTTCAATTAATGAAATTAAAAAAGAAATTGAAGGTAAAATGTCTGAAGCAACATCTAATCCTGATATGAGAGAATCTTTAACGGCTGAATCAAATAGCTTAATGGAAAAACTTTCTATGTTAGAAGCGCAAGTTGAAAAACTAAGAGAAGTGTTAGAAGCGGAAGGAATGCGTTTTGAAAAAGTTCACGGTAAAAAGAAAAAAAAGACAGAAAAGAAGGACGATAAAGAGGACGAGTAAAAATGGATA